ATGCAGCCACAACCAAGGCAAAGCGAGCAGGTAAGGCGGCAGGTAAGCAGTTTGTGGCGCAGCCAAAGAGTATCAAAGCAAAAGTCAAACCGTTTAGGAAAGTTCCATGAGCACAAGCGGCACAGTCGGTCAGACCACAATCTCGGTGCAACAGCTCATCGACCACGGCGCTCGTCGTGCAGGAAAGCTGTCTGAGGAGTTGACCGTTGAGCAGGTGCAGGCATCCAAGCAGAGCCTGTACTATCTGCTATCGAGCCTCTCAAATTATGGAGTGAACTACTGGGCGATCAACAAAGTTATCGTCGGTCTTCAGCCAGAGAAATATGAATACTTTCTACCTGTCGGCACGGTTGATGTTCTGAATGCTAACTATCGCACTCTGACTAACATATCAACAGGCGCTAACAGCACATCAGGAACGACGCTGAACGCTTTTAACGGCGTGGGCGACCTGATATGTCAACTGACCAACAATACAGGCTCTATCGGCATTGCAAACGGCACAAATAACGCTGTCTTCATCAGCACGATCGGCATATTGCCCGCTGTTTCTGGATCGGTGACTGTCAACCTGCAATACTCGCAAGACGGATCGACTTGGACGACGGTGTACGCCCCCGGTGCAACGACTTGGACATCAGGCACATGGATTTATTACGACCTTGATCCATCTGCGACCGCTCCATTCTGGCGTATCCAACAGACCGCTGGCGTCAATATGGGTTTTTATCAGGTCGTATTCGGCACGATGCCGATGTCGATCAACATGGCTCGCATGAACCGTGATGATTACTCAAGCCTGCCCAATCGTTCTTTTACGGCATTGCGTCCTCTGCAATACTGGTTCAACCGCACAATTCCGCAACCGAACATGGAAGTCTGGCCCGTACCGAACAGCATCCAGCCTCAGCTTGAGTTATGGCTGAACAGGTACGTTCAGGATGTTGGTGATTTGAGCGGCGAGATTGAGATTCCACAGTATTTCTACTTGGCGATCCAGTGGGGATTGGCGCATCAGATGGCGTGTGAGTTGCCTCAGGTTGATCCGGGTCGCATGGTTTATTGTGAGCAACAGTACGAGAAGCATTTAATGATGGCTCAGAACGAGAACAGAGATAAGTCGCCAATCTTTTTAACGCCAAATTTAATGCCATACACAAGGTAAAGGGGGTATAAAATGCCTGTCTTCCTTGATACAATAGGCAACAGCACGCTGAGTATTTTCGTGTGCGACCGCTGTAAAATGAAGAGACCTTATAGCGACATGCGTCCAGATGGAAACATCCCCGCAATCAAGGTCTGTAGCGATAGTTGTTCTGATGAGTTTGACCCATATAGGTTGCCAGCAAGACAGCCTGAAAAGATTACGATACGGTTTCCCCGTCCAGATACCGATGTTGCGGTGAATAATGATGCACTAATTACAGAAACATTAGGAAATAGCCCAATATCTCCTGAGCAAGGCAACGCGCCAAACGATGGCAATCTCAACAATTTGAGTCCTTGATATGGCTGACATCCGAATTTCGCAGTTACCAGTTGCTCCATCTGTTATCACTGGCACTGAGTTAGTACCGATTGTTCAAAACGGATTGACGGTTCAGACAACTGTCTCTGCAATCACGCAAAGCCCGTCGCTGACTGGTACATTTTTGACTGTTGGTCAGCAGCCTCTATTGCCAAATAGTCGATACATCGCTACAGGCACAGGCTTAGGCTTTACTGACGGCGGCGCACAGAGTCCCTATACTATTGCATTAAACGGCACAGCAGCCTCCCTAGAGGGCGCATCGACTGGCGTGGTGGTTAAGACCGCCGCCAACACGATTGCTGCTAGGACGCTCTCTACGAGCGGCAATGGCATATCTGTCTCTAATGGAAGCGGTGTTTCAGGCAACCCTACATTCCAACTGACGGGCATTGCGCAAGCTCTTGCCAACGCAACAGGCACTGGTCTACTTGCGTTAGGTTCAAGCACCACTGTGTCTCCTGTCACGATTGTAGGTGTGGCAAATCAGATTTCCGTCCTTAATGGTGATGGCTCTGGCAGTCCTACGATCGGGATTGAGAGTAACCCAGTGTTGCCCGGCTCTGCAGCGGTCAGAATACCTGTTGGGACAACCGCACAACGCAGCGTCGGCGCTGACGGCGAGATACGCTATAACAGCCAGTCAACCGCATATGAGGGGTATTCAGGCGGCATATGGCGTGATTTTTCCTTGACTGGTGGCGTGCTTACCTTCAGCGCAGGAACCACTGGCTTTGCTCCAAGCTCACCCACATCAGGTGCAGTTGTTCTGAGCGGCGTGCTAAACAGCACAAGCGGCGGTACGGGTGCTTCTGCGCTGACTGGTTACCTTTACAGCAATGGTGCGTCGGCGGCTACAGCGTCAGCTACGATCCCAACAACGAATTTGTCTGGAACGATTACCAATGCGCAATTAACAAACAGTTCGCTGACGGTAAACGGCGTACTCATTTCACTTGGCGGTTCTGGAACGATTACGGCAGCAGCGCCTAATGCACTGACAATCGGTACAGGATTGAGTGGGACGAGTTACAACGGCTCGGCGGCTGTGACGATTGCAATTGATAGCACAGTTGCTACTTTAACTGGTGCGCAGACGCTAACAAACAAGACCATCAGCGGCGCAAGCAACACGCTGACTAACATTCCCAATGCAAGCCTGACTAACTCTTCTGTGACTGTTGGAACAACTGCAATTGCTCTGGGCGCTTCAAGTCTTACCTTGGGTGGATTGACTTCTGTTGCTGTAACGCAAGACCCTGCGTCGGCGTTGGAATTGGCTACCAAGCAATATGTTGATGCAGTAGCCCAAGGGTTAGACCCCAAAGCATCTTGCGCGGCGGCAACAACGGCAAACATCACGTTGTCTGGAACTCAGACGATTGATGGTGTAGCCTTGATTGCTGGAGATAGGTGCTTGGTTAAAGACCAAACATTGAGCCAAGACAACGGAATTTATTTGGTTGCGGCGGGCGCATGGACTCGTGCAACGGATATGGACACTTGGGCAGAAGTGCCGGGGGCATTTACCTTTGTCGAACAAGGAACTTTATACGCTGACACTGGTTGGGTTTGCACATCCAATGCTGGCGGCACTTTAGGCACGACTCCCATTACTTGGGTTCAATTTGCGGGTGTAGGATCATACACAGCAGGAACGGGTTTAACTCTTACAGGTACGCAGTTTAGCCTTACCGCACCCGTTACCATAGCTCTTGGCGGGACGAACGCAACAAACGCCAATGATGCAAGGACAAATCTGGTTGCCGCTAAGTCAGGCACTAACAGTGACATTACAGAGTTGTACGCGCTGAACGGCACATCTGGGGGCGTGGCATATCAAAATGCAACTAATCAGTTAATTATGGGTTCGGTACTGACATTTGATGGCACGACACTGTCAACGACGACAGTAGATGCCACCAATCTAGAGGTCACAAGCCTAAAGGCAAAAGACGGAACAGCGGCAGGTTCTATTGCTGACGCTACAGGCGTGGTTACTTTAACTACCTTGGCTTCTACGACAGGAAATATCACAACGGTTAACGCTACTACTGTAGACACGACTAACATTGAAGTTACTAACTTAAAAGCCAAGGATGGAACAGCCGCAGGTTCTATTGCTGACTCTACGGGTGTAGTAACACTAGCCTCGTCCGTACTTACCACGGCAGACATTAACGGCGGCACTGTTGATAACACTACTATCGGCGCTACAACCCCATCTACTGTAGTAGCTACGCAAGTGGACATTACAGCCCAAGGTGATCTGCGCTTGCAAGACTCAACGGGTGGCGAGTTTGTAGCCCTACAAGCCCCCACTACGCTTGCATCTAGCTACACCCTTACCTTACCCGTAGATGACGGTACAAGCGGTCAGGCATTGATTACAGACGGCTCAGGCGTGTTGTCTTGGTCTACCGCCGCATCTGGCGATGTGTACGGTCCCGCCTCCGCAACAGATAACGCAATTGCTCGCTACGATGGCACAACAGGTAAGTTGATCCAGAACTCAGGCGTGACGATTGACGACTCTAATAACGTAGCGAATATTGTTAACCTATCCTACACAGGCACACTCACGGGCGGCACAGGTGTTGTGAACCTTGGCTCAGGGCAGGTGTACAAGGATGCGTCTGGGAACGTGGGGATTGGTACGAGTAGCCCATCAAGTAAATTAACTGTTGGCGGCAACCCACCTTCTGCTGGTGCTTTAGCTGCTGTTGGAGCAGCCGCAGGAATTTCACTTGCTTTATCAGACAATATAAATTGTAGTTTATATGTTAGACACCCTGCCGCTGGTCCAGTTATCGGGACTGATGGTGGTAATGCTTTAAGGTTTGCTACGAATGGAAATGCAACATCAGATGAAAAAATGCGAATTGATTCCTCTGGCAACGTGGGGATTGGCACTGCTTCACCAAACCAAAGACTTCAAGTAACTGGCTCTAACAGCACAGGGTTTGCTGGTGCAACCTTGCAAAATAGCAACGCCAACGTAGGACTTGCAGGAGTCCAATTTTCCTCTGACACAACATATTCAAAGTCTGCAATAGCCCAAGTTCGTGAAAACGCAAACGGTGCTGGCCCTCTTGTTTTTTATGTAGATTCAGCTACAGACGCAGCAGATTGGTCTGCGGGCGATGAAAAAATGCGTATTCTCTCTGATGGCGCAATTGCTATCGGTCAGACTACTGGAAACGGCGTTGGCACACTTACACTAAATAAAGGCATTTACGTTCCGTCTACAAATAACCCAACGGTTCAACTTGTT